TTTCAAAAATTCAAAAACCGAAAACAAGTGTGGAAATACCTAAAGTTGAAATTGTAAACACAACAACTAAACCTGAAGATAGTCCATTTGAATGTTTTGGATGTTCATCTTAAAAATAAATCCCAACTTAATGTTGGGATTTTCTTTTTTTATCTATTTATAGAAAAAAATAGAGTAATATATTTATAGTTATGGCAGATGGAATTACTTATGGTATTAATTTTCCTTTTAGAGATTCTTTAAGGGGAGATTACCTTCAATTAACCGAATTTGAATCAGATGAAATAAAAGCTGATTTAATTCATTTATTATTAACTAGAAAGGGGTCAAGATATTATTTACCTCAATTTGGTACAAGATTGTATGAATTTTTATTCGAACCTTTTGATGGGTTAACATTTAACGCAATTGAATCTGACATAAGAGACGCGATTGAGACTTTTATGCCAAATTTATTAGTTAATAGTTTATCGATAACTCCTGCTGACCCACAAGAAGAGGTGGATATTGCAACGGGACAAAATTTTGTAGGAACTAGTGAATCGTCAATATATAGATTTCCGGGTAAAGGAACCGCAGAATATACTGCAAAAATAAGAATAGATTATTCCACTAATGGTTCTACATTTGGAGGGAGTGATTTTGTTATCATTAATATTTAAATAATATGGCAAACAATAGAATATCGTACAGTAGTAGAGATTATCAATCAATTAGGACAGACTTATTAAATTATACTCGAACATATTATCCTGATTTGATTCAGGATTTTAATGACGCTTCAGTTTTTTCGGTATTTCTTGATTTGAATGCGGCAGTTGCGGATAATCTACACTATAATATAGATAGGAGTATTCAAGAGACTGTATTACAATATGCCCAACAAAGGTCGTCAATTTACAACATAGCACGAACTTACGGTTTGAAATTACCGGGACAAAGACCTTCAGTTTCATTGGTTGATTTTTCTATTACAGTTCCTGCGTTTGGTGATAAAGAAGATGAGAGATATCTTGGAACATTGTCAAGAGGTTCTCAAGTCGTTGGTGCGGGTATTGTATTTGAAAATGTTTATGATATTGATTTTGCGTCACCATATAACGCTCAAGGATTTCCAAATAGATTAAAAATACCAAACTTTAATGCGAATAATGTTTTGGTAAATTATACTATAACAAAAAGAGAAATAGTTGTTAATGGAATTACAAAAATATTCAAAAGGGTGATTGGCGCGAATGACGTTAGACCATTTTTTGAATTGTTTTTACCTGAAAAAAATGTTTTAGGGATTACAAGTGTTTTATTGAAAAATGGAACTAATTATACGAATGTCCCAACGACAGCGGAATTTTTAGGGTTAGAGAATAGATGGTATGAAGTGGATGCCTTAGCTGAAGATAGAGTGTTTGTTGAAGACCCAACAAAAGTTTCCGACCAACCGGGAATTAAAGTAGGTAGATATATTCAAACACAAAATAGATTTATAACCGAATATACACCTGAAGGATTTAAGAAAATGACTTTTGGTGGAGGAACCAATACGGCCCAAGACCAATTAAATCAGTTTACGACTTTAGGGACTACATTAGAATTACAAAAATACTCAAATAACTTTTCATTAGGTTCAACTTTAACACCGAATTCTACCTTATTTATTCAATATAGAATTGGTGGAGGATTAGCAACTAATTTAGGTACCAATGTAATTAATCAGATTGGTACGGTTTCCTTTTTTGTTAATGGACCGTCAGAGGTTACAAACACCTCTGTTGTGAATTCTTTACGTTGTAATAATGTGACTGCGGCTATTGGTGGAGCGGGAATACCTTCTTTAGAAGAGATTAGAAATTATGTTTCATTTAATTTTTCGGCACAAAAAAGAGCGGTTACGGTTCAAGATTATGAATCTTTAATTAGAAATATGCCGGCTCAATTTGGAGCACCAGCAAAAGTTTCAATAACTGAAAATGATAATAAAATTTTAATACAGATATTATCCTACGATACTTCAGGTAAATTAACAAATATTGTTTCAAATACTTTAAGACAAAACATTGCAAATTATTTATCAAATTATAGAATGATGAACGATTACATTTCCATATTAAGTGCGGAAGTTATCGATTTAAGTATGGACATTTCAATTGTTTTAGATTCCGCACAAAACTCGGGACAAGTAATTGCGAGTGTTGTTGATAAAGTTTCGGCATATTTCAACCCTCAAACAAGGAATTTAGGTCAAAATGTGTATCTTTCGGAATTAAGGAGTATTGTCCAAAATACGAATGGGGTTTTAACTGTTGCGGGAATTGACATTTTTAACGAAGTTGGTGGTCAATATTCATCAGCTGAAACATCTATGGAATATTCAAATCTTGAAACAAAACAAATTGGTCCGGTGGATGATACCATATTTGCACAACCATCACAAGTATATCAAGTGAGATACCCTAACAGAGACATTAGAATATCTGTTAAAAATTTCCAATCAATAACTTTCTCATAACAAGTTCACTTTATTTGACTTTATTCTATAATTTTAATAATGGGATTATTTTAAAAATCCTATAATAAGTATTTATTAAATAAAGTAGTTTGATGGGACAATCATATAGAATAAGAACGGAGTTAGGGGTTAATAAAACAATTAATGTTCAGTTAGACCAACAATTTGAATTTTTAGAAATTTTATCTTTAACTTTACAACAAGAAGATATCTACATTAAAAGTTGTTCTCAATATGGTGTGGTTGTTGGTAGAGTAACCGCGAATAATGGATTTGGAATACCTAACGCTAGAGTTTCAATTTTCATACCAATAACTCCGGTTGATGAATCAAACCCTATCATTTCAAGTTTATATCCATACAAATCACCTAATGATATAAATGAAGATGGTTATAGATATAATTTATTACCATATGAAAAATCTTATTCAAGTCATTCGGCTACCGGAACTTTACCATCAAGATTAGATACTTTAACGGGGTCAACTGCAGTTGAAATATATGATAAGTATTATAAATATACCGCCAAAACTAATGAAAGTGGGGATTATATGATAATGGGAGTCCCTCAAGGTAATCATACTTTGGTAATGGACGTTGACTTATCAGATATTGGTGAATTTTCATTAACACCTCAAGACTTAATAAGAATGGGTCTTGCAACTGAGGCTCAAGTTGCGGGTAATAGGTTTAGAACATCTACCGATTTAAATTCATTACCTCAAATAATTAATGTTGTTAAAGATGTTCAAGTTTCACCTCTTTGGGGTGACCCTGAATTGTGTGATATTGCAATTAATAGAGTTGATTATGATTTAAGGGAAGACTCTAATATTGATATACAACCCACATCAGTTTTTATGGGTTCAATTTATTCTACGTCAGATAGTTATAGGGTCAGACCAAATGCCAAACCGCCGGACGATATGGGTAATTTATGTTCATTAACAACAGGGCCGGGACAGATATTGGCAATTAGACAGACAATTTATCAAGATAATGAAGGTAATCCGGTTTTAGAACAACATCAATTAGAACAATCGGGAAATATCATTGATGGAAATGGTGTATGGTTAACCGAATTACCAATGAATTTAGATTATTTTATCACTAATGAATTTGGTGAAAAAGTGTTATCAAATGACCCGACAGTAGGAATTCCAACTAAAGCTAAGTATCGTTTTAAAATTAAATGGTCGCAATCGCCTAATTTGAGTGAACAAGTTAGACGAGCGTATTATTTGGTACCAAATGTTAAAGAATATAATAGTTCGGGAGATGACCCTAACCCAAATAATCCAAACCTTCAACTAGAAAGTTCATATTATTTTGGTTTGGCTTGGAGTGGATATACTAATGGGTTTTCTGCCGGAACTCAAAAAAATAATAGATTAAATGAAATTATAAATTGTGAAGATACTTTTTATGAATTTCAGTTTAATAAAGTATATACGGTTTCAGGTTTAATAGACCAATTTAAAAATGGTGGAAGAGGTCGATTTATTGGGATTAAAGAAATTGATAGTCAAGATTGTGAGACAACGGTTAATAAATTTCCTGTTAATGAAGGTTTTAGAAATTTTGATTTGTTATATTTTATTTTTGCAATAATTTTACAAGTTATCCAGATTATTGGAGTACCGTTATTAATTATTTATCATTTTTTAGCGTTTCTTTGGAACAATTTTGCGGTTATATTGTTAGCAGGACTTATAGTTTATATTGGTAGTTTGGCGACAAAACAGGCAATTTTAATCGGTTTAACCGCGGCGGCTTCAGTAGGTTTCACTTTTACTCTCGCACTAACAATTGCGGGACAAGCGGCAATATTGGTGACATATATTGCACTATTAGTATTACTAACCACTAAATTTACTGATATTGTGTCTTACGTATTTGGTAGACTTAAATTGCCGATGATGACATATCCTGATTGTCAGGCGTGTGAGTGTGACCCTGAGGCAACAACACCTGGTGGAGGAGACACAGAACAACCTCCTCAACCTGGAATACTTTTGCAGACTTCTAATCCTATGTCATACTATAATACAATGACAGAAAAATCATTAAAATCTAATGGTGGAAATGAAGATGGTGCCGCGATTTTTAATCCGTATGAGACACAATGGATATCGGGACGAGCGGTATCTTCAAAAAACCCATTGCAATTTAAATCAACACAAAGTCAAGTTGTTTCTTCATTTAACGACAATGGATTTCGAAATTCATTTATGAGTCAGAGTGTGACACTACCTATAGGTGAACGTATAAATTTATTTAATACTCGTAGAAAATTTTTTGAAGGTTTAAATAAAATAAAAGTAACATTCAATCAACCCGGAAATATTAATAAATTTCACTATGATAATACGTTAATTGTACTTGGAAACCAAGTTTTAGAACCGGGAACATTATTAACCTTCGTAAATCCGGGTAAATCAACAGATAGAAATTTTACATGGACAGGAACTACCGGTTCTGGAGTACAAATCCCTTTAAGAGGTATTTGTGGGGTTTTCAATAATAAACAGACTAATTTAGGACTTAAGTGGGTTAATCCAAACCACCCTAGTAATCCTCTTCTATCCAACACAACTCAATATTTTTTACCTGAAGTTGAATCAGAATGTTATTATGATATTACGGTTGATGTTATTGAATCTGGAACCACAACTTATTTGGATTGTAGTGGTATAAGATATAAAATTCCTGAAACTCCAATAGGACAACTTACAATTAAAAATGAAAATGGTATTAATATTAGTTCGATTGGGGGGACTGCAATTATTGACGATAAAAAAATAGTCAAAGGGATTGCGTTTAAAAGATATGAGTTTCCATTAGATATAGAATATTGTCAAGTACTAACCGCAGTAACAATAAATGTTATTCCCGATGCTAATGGTAAACCGGTGATTAGTACTAACCCTGATGTAACATCATCATCGGCGGGTGAAAGTTTTTGGAATATTATAAGTAGGAATCAAATTGGGTATTATCTACAAGATAATCCTACAAACGGTTGGAGATTCGGAGATAACCAAAATGGTGTCGTAACACCTTTTGGTGCCGTACCCGTACCACCCCCTTTTAATGAAAATCCTTTAGTAACACTAGACGACCTATCAAGTAAAACTATTTTAATATTACAAAGAGGCGTAGACCCATATTCTCCAAAATACATTAATAGATATCAGATTGGAAATTTATTTGGGAATTCAGAGAATGACCCTAATTTTATATTTACGGCCTCAACCCGACTTAACGTACCAATTCAATCTCTTCCTCAAAATTCGACAATATCGGTACAAAATCATAAAAATTCTGATGAAATTTTTTATCCATCAGTTTTCTTTGAACCGGGTATTCCAAGTTCATTATTTCCTGTAACATCTTCAAATCCCGGATATTCATATTCATCATATACAACATCAAATGTTGGGTACTATGGTGCGTTAGATAAAACGTGGTTTAATAATAACGATTTATCTATTAACATTGCTAAACTTTCATTTTCTTTCTATGCAAATGGAACTATAAATCAAGGAAACGGAGTCACATATACTTATGGGGTTACTACCATCTCAAATGACACCGGAATTTATTCGGTTAGTAATCTTAACACTAATCAAACTCCTAACTCATTAACGGTTAAGAAAAGTGGTGGTATTACCAGTAACGTATTCAATTATAATGGACCTTATTATATTGATATTAATAATCCACCAACAACCAATTGGAATTATTTACGACAATATAGACCTAATGATGATTTATCTGGAGCAGCATTAATGTATAGGGCACCTTGGACTATTAATAATATTGGTAGTTTCAACTATAATAGTGATATCGCAAATAATGCACCAGTTAATTTATACTATAGTCCTATATTATATCCACAATTTACCGCAACAACCGGACCAACTCAAAGTTTATTAGTTGCAAATAAAAAATTAAATATTATGAGAACCGATAGATTACCATCATCGGATTATTTGGATAATGATTTTAATTATAGTGGTAGTACTGGATTATTACAACAAAATTTAGGGTTTGCAATGTACCCTATAGATGGAAATTTGAATTTGTACGCATCACCAGGATTCTCAACTGGGGCCCAACAACCAACCGCAGACATTGGAGGTCAATATGCAGCGATTAACGTATTCACTAGTTTAAATACTTGTGAACAAATGGTGGGTCTTAAATGTTATGAGGGTGATGGTACTAACTTTAGAGTGAAAGATGGATGCCGAGAAACAGACCCCGTTGAAAGTGGGTGTTATGTTATGGTTAGAAAACCATTAACTGATTTAACTAAAGATTTAGGGACTTTTGCTGAATGGGGATATAGATTTAGATTTAATTATGGGTTATGTCGAGGAGTGTTGGCACAATCCTTCACAAATAATTGGGTTAATGGTTCGTTGTATATGTTCCCACTTCAAGTTGATACTTCATTTAATTTATTAGGGGAAGCACGTTCAATTTTTGCAAAACAACTTGTTTATTTCGATAAAAAAACTAATACATTCTACTATAGGAGTTCACCTTATAATGGAACCAAATTTATTGGAAGAGGTACGGGGGATTTAGAACAGTCGGTTAATAGACGGAATTTACTATTCCCAACTACAATAGTTAACTTGGGAATGAAAGACGACATCTATCAAGAAATTTTATTTGAACCATCGTCCAAAGGGTATATTATGAAAAGTTTAAACCCATCAAGTTATTCGGATACTTCTGACTTGGTTAATTTATTTGTCATTAGTCGAATCACAACTAGTAAATTTTTAACAAAAATTTTATCAGGATTTAATAATAGTTTAAATGAGTTATTCTCTCGAGGAAATCGTAATGTGCTTAGAATTGATGGGGATTTAGCACAAGCTATGTCAATCAATTCCGAATTTGGTGTTATTCCATTCTCACCTCAATTTTACAATACAAATGAAAACCCATCTCCAGTTAATGTTGTTGGATACCCCGATAATCCCACGATAGGTATTTTCTTTTCATCCACAACATTTGATTTACAAAATAAAGATTATTTGAGTCCGGGGATTATAAACTTCAGACCTTCAAATAATGTGAATGCAATAACATATCAATATGGGATTAAATCACAGGAAGTACCATTTTATAAATGGAGTTTGAATGGGGGTACCACCATATTTGGTAGCGAAAAAAATAATTGGGTAACAAATGAGAGTGATATTTTTAGTCAAAATTACCAATCATTAAGTCGTAGAATCGATAATTCTACCTCAACCCCAAGTTATTTTACGGATAGTGACGCGATAGGACTTGGAGACATTTATCTACGTGGATATTTATTTGGTGTGGATAGCGATGGAAAGTATTCAAATGTTTATAAAAATAGTGAAGTGAAAAACTTTTTAGTTAGCGCTCCAAACCATTTTTATTTTGGGATAATTAAAGGTGAAAGTGCGTTAGATAAATTTAAAACAAAATATTCTGTTGATGAATAAGTATACCATAATCCCAAGTAGTTTACAATATAAATCTGCACCTTTTATTGACCAAGAAATTTCGTTATCTTTGGAGGAACAAAGTCAACAAATTACTGAATATGATAGAAGTCAAAGTATTAGTCTTGCTCAAATATATGATGATGAAAGACAATCTTGTACGATTTTTAGACCAACATTTAAGGTGAACTATATTTACGCTAACACTTATACGGGAACTACAGAATACTTACCATTTAAAAATAATTTATATTATGTTGAAGCGGAAAAATCAGTGGCTAGTGGAAAATGGTTTGGCTATCCTCAATATTATGAATTTGACTTATATCGTCCTAATGTGAGCGACCAACATATACAATATCAAGCTAAAAGTGCTTATACATATAATTGGACATATTATTTAAGTTATGTTTATCGGAATAATTATGACGAAAAATTATTTTATGAACTAAATAATAGTGAGGACAATTGGACTGCGTCCGAAGGAATTCCATATATTATTAGAAAGACATTCCAAAATGGGAATCCAATAATTCAGTTTCAATGTATTGTACCACATGGGTTATCGGTTGGGGAATACGTTAAAATAAAATTTAAAAATCCCCCATTTAATTATAACAATATTGATTTATTTCAGGTCTATTCGTTAGGTAATGGTTTATTTGATAGTAAGGAGTACATTTTTAATATTTACGATGTAGGATACACAGGAACTACTTTTACAAATAGAAGAAGAGGGACATTTAGAAGGGTCATTAACCCTGAAAACATATTAGAAACGACATCGGAATATTATGTTAGACAACATAAAATATTAACGAATGTTGATGAATGTATTATTACTAAAAATGGATTTGAAAAAAATGTGTTTAATGAAGAAAAAAAGTTTGAATACGATGTATTAACACCAGATGACAAGTCAAGAATTTCACAAAAAACAAGTAGTAATAGTTATAACATAACATTTAAATATGATTTTGATTTAAATGGTGTTCTTGATAATCAAAAAAGACCTGTTAGTGAGTTGTTTTTAACGATTATAAATAAGGGATATACCGGTTATTTCAATAAACCATCATTAGGTGGTAATGTTGCCTTAAAACAAGGGTGGAAATTTAATTTAACTCAAAATGTTAATTCATGGTGGGATGATAATAATGTGAATTCTAATACTAATATCCCGACATCAAATTATACCTTAACAAGTGGCGTCACTAAAACTTTTTATTATAATCGGGATTTAATGTCCGGTGACACTATGGATGGAGATTTTTGTGAATGGAACAATTATGAACAAATAGAACGAGTAATATCGGGTTATTTTCATAAATTAAAATATAATCAAGATGTGTTTGCAACAACATCAGAATTTGATAGATTGAACGCACCAGGTTTTTATTACCAACCACATACCCCAATGACGATTAGAGTATTTTCCGATTATATAGAAACTGGCGACATTAATATAATTGAAGGTATTCCGTCATATTCGTATTATTCAAGTTCCGACCAAGAATTTAGATGGAGAGATTTATATACTTATGGATTTATAGACAATTTGGATAGAGGAGTTGATTATCCTTTTTTGAATTTTTCTCATTATCCGTTTAAAGATGTGCAGTTTAGATTAATCCCTGATGGAATAAATTATAATTCAAACTTAAATGGTATTGAATTCCCTATAAAACCTTTAATTGATGGATGTGAATAAAATACAGATAATGAATAATGGATTTGTCAATAAAGAATTGGTGGTTCCTATAAAATTGACATGGGATTATTTGGGTCTTGACCAAAGTATTAACGAATATGAAAGTGAAATAATTAAAAAAGTAACCGGAGGTTTTGGTGATTTTGAGGTTAGTCGATTCGCACACGCCCCAATCACCGTTAATAATCCAAACTCAAATACTCCATTTGAATTTACTGATATACAATATGAATTTTATTTTCATTCGGGTAGTACGTTAAATAATCAGTCAAGTTGGACTATTAATTATATCTCCGAAGGCTTTACTCCAGAAGAGATATATTATTATACGAATAATTTCTCAAATTCTTTTTTCAAATTAGATTTATATGATAATGTAGATGAAAAACGACAAACAAATTATATTACAATAATAATACCAACACAACAAGGGTTAACAATGGATACGATAATGCAAAGAACCCCTGTTAAAATTAAGAAACCTAAATTTGTTTTAGATTATGTTGGAGACAAAGAAGGGTTTTTTATATATTGGTTGAAAAAAAGAAATTTTTTGGACATTTCAACTTTTTATATGACCGCGAAATTTTATGATGCGAGCGTCGGTTCATTCAAAAGAATGATGAATATGCCCCAATCATCAATTTCAGGTAATAAACACGTTTTTGATAATACTAAATATTTTTATTATAGAGTTCAGATGGATTATGATAAACAAACTTATCAGGTATTTAATATGAACCCTAGTCAGCAAATTTATAGTAATTTAGATGGAAGAGCGGGGGCGACTATCCCCATAAAATGGTATGAATATATTAACCCCGAATAATGGAAGATTATTATAAAATAAAAATATCCCCTGAAAATATTATTGGTGATATTTTTAGAGTAAATCTTGGAGGACAAAATGTTGGTCCTGACTATAGAGGTCAGACTGTTGGGGTATATTCTGCTATGACCCAAGTTCTTAGCGCGGGACCAAACGATTCATCATTATTAACAGGTTTAACGGTACCTATCTTAATTCGACAAACCGCGATTGACACCGGATATTATAGTCCGTTTGACGGGGCAGTTTTACAAAAAGATGTTGTTGCCAATTTTATATTTTCATCAACAACCTCATCACCATATGTGTACCATATTTATAATACTTCAAGTGAATTTCAAAAGTTTTTGGATTTGTCTTCATATAAAGTGGATTGGGGTGATGGTAGTCCAAAACAGACGATAACAGGATATACACCAAATTCGATGAGCCATACTTATCCTGTGGCAAATAAAACTTATCAAATTACTTTAGAACAGGCAAATCCTTGGGGTATTACTCGGGTGACTAAAACAATAACGACACCTTATACGAACATTGTACCAAACAATCCAAATGGTGAGGCGTTTTTTATTCCTGCTGGCGGCAACTGGGTTAATACTCCGGTAAGTTATGATTATATTTTTTCAGGGGATGCAGTTAATGAAGTTGCACCTCAAATTTCATCAAATTATGTAAATGTCCCATATGTTGTCTCGGGTTATACTAAGTCAAGTCTTACCGAATTGGCGTTATATGGGCCAAATCAATATCAAGTGGGCGTTCCGGTAATTAGGAATGGACAAATTTGGGGGGCGATTACAGATATTAATCCGGAATTTACTGCATATACTATTAACAATGTTGATTATTATACTTATTTTGATGGTACAACAATTTTCTTTGAAAAATCTTCGGGATTTACTGAAAATAATTTAACTGCGGTTCCAATAACTAAAGAAGAAGTTTTATTAAAGGTTATTGGTCAACCTCAAATTCAAACAAATATTTTCATTGAACGGGGAAAAAATTCGGCTTTTGAGAGGATTCAAAGATTGGGCGAGGTCGATAACCTGGGAGACATGATTAATTACGGATACGGATTTTTTAATATACAAAAAAAGAACTAAACTATTTATAATATAAAAAGAGAATATGGCAATCGGTTCATACGGTACAATAAGACCAAGTGATGTTTCACCTGAAGATGTTCAGATAATTATGAATTACACTCCATCAAGAGATGCTACGGATGATTTTATCCTAACTCAACTTGATGCACCAACACTATTAAAACCTTATTTCAATAATACTGAAACAGGTGGAAACGCGGGTGTTGAAATTTTAGGTGGATTATATAATTTAACATTACCGGCAGAACAATTTAATGAAATAGGGATTTATACATTATATATAAGACCCGCACAAATTAGAACGGTAATCACGGATTGTGGAGTGTTAAACGCATTACCCAATGTTAAAGGGATTATCATTGATGTGTCTAATGTTCCTGCTCAATACCAAAATAAATTTGTTCCTCAAGGTTTGGTTGGTTTTAGAATTGAATACTTAAATCCTGACGGGTCAAAAATACCAAATTTCTTTAGAGTGGTGACTTCATCATTTTTCTGTGAACCTGTTATTAGTAATGAGGTTAATACCGTTCAGAAATCAATTAGGTACCGATATGTTGATGGGACGTCAAATTTAATATTTTTAACTTTATCTCCATCTTCATCTCCTTCAAACAAACCAAATGCAACACCATTTATTGGTCAGCCAAATCAAAATATAATCATTAGTAATACATTCTTTAATCCAGTTACATTGGAGATTGAAATGGTGGAATACGATATATCATCTCTTGCTATTGCTCTTTATGGTAATCAAACCAAATCCATTGATGATGGTATCTACACAATCTACGACTCTGAAAATAATATTTATCGTCAGTACAATCTATATGAGATTAGAGACCAATTTAATGCTCTTCTTTACGAGGTTAGACAAAGTAGAGGTAATAATATTGATTTTAGTAAAAACTTCACAACAATTACAAGTTAATGGCAGTAGAAACTAAGAACACGAAATTTTTTTACCCCCCACGCCCAGGCAACGGTGCGGGAACTTTCTCGGACAACATTGTAGGTTTACAAACTGTTGAAGGAGGAGGTTTGACTCAAGGTAATTTTGAATTCACAACCGGAGTTGTGGAGAAAGTCAATAGGACTTTCAATGTTGGTGCATTTTCGGAACCAATATCGTTAGATATGATGGGCATTAATAATTTGGAAGAGAGTAGAGCAATTCTTGCGACTCAATTTAGGGTTTATCCAAATTATGATATTTCACAAGTTCTTAATTTTTCAATGTATGGGTCATTATCCAAGAGGTTTAGTGTGTCTATTACAAAAATTATTCATTATTTTCCGGCGTCGTTGGATGTTAGGTTTATTAATACCGAATTTATTAGTGGGAATACGGCTTATGATATATTTTACGACAAAGAAGAAGATGAGACTTATTTTAGGGTTAATGTTGATAGACTTGACAACCCTTTTGATATTGATTATTCGGTAAATTCAACTAACAACTTATCGGTAAGGGAAATTGAAACTTCAAAATATAGAAATTTATATAACACCTATTTAGATTATTGTATTAGTATTGATGACAATATATATCAAGTGATTGGTTTCACTCCTTCAGAGACATTATCAACAGGATATTTGGAATTTTATGTTTCCGGTTCTCCATTTGGTAAAGACACGACTATTACGAATAGTGAATACCAAATTAGACCTAATGATTTAATATCTGATAAAGTATTTCAAGAAGATTTTGATGAAGTTGAAAAATTTTTATTAAATAGGTTGGTTAGACCTGAATATACTGCGGTATTTCAAGTACCACAACAAAATGAATACGGACAAACTTATACTCAATATAGACAAGTTACTTGGCCTAAAAGAGGGCCTTGGAATTTGGACATATCATCATATCAATTTGACAGCTACTTAGAAGAGATTCAAGAAATTGCTGTAAATCTTGATTCATTTAAGACAAATTTGATTTCAAGGTTTTTGGTGACCGATTCACTTAAAGAATTTGACACTTTAGGGCAAAAAGTAGAGAAGATATTTCAAATTTACGGTAGAAGTTTTGACCAAGTTAAACAATTTGTTGATGGATTGGCTTACATGAATTCAGTTAATTATAATCCGTCAAATGATATTCCATCTGAGTTATTAGTAAATCTTTCAAGAACTTTAGGGTGGTCATCAAATTTCTCACCAATAACAAATGAAGATTTCTTAAGTTCTGTATTTGGGAATACTTCAACACCAACATACCCTGGTTATGCGAGAGCGCTAACACCAACGGAGTTAAATTACGCTTATTATAGAAACTTAATCTTAAATGCGTCTTATTTGTTTAAATCTAAAGGAACTCGAAGGTCTATTGAATTTTTATTGAGATTGATTGGAGCACCTGATTCATTAATTGAATATAATGAACATATTTATTTGGCCGACCAAAAAATCAATTTAGACCAATTTAATACACAGTGGGCTCAAATCTCGGGAGGAACTTATGTAAATACAATCCCAACTTATTTACCGGGGCAAACATATAAGTTTAAAGGTAATTTATTTACCGCATATACATCAACTGCCATTTATGAAAATGTTAATACTACTTTGAGTAGTTATCCAATTGATTTTGAAGGTTACCCTAAAGCACCAAGGAATACCGAAACATTCTTTTTCCAAATCGGTGCGGGTTGGTATGAAACAACGGCACAACATAGAAGTCCTGATGAGGTCCAATTAACAGGTGCGGTTTATACAGGACAAAATTATAATATACAAACTCAATTAATACCATTTACTTATGGTCAGACCTATTTGAATCGTTATAGGGATTTTCCATATATGAATGAAGGGTTTAAACTTAGAAAAGTTGTTGATAATAATAAGTCTTGGTTATCCGATGATGATAAAATTAGGGTGTCAACCCAAGGAGATTATAATGCTTATTATTTTGTTGATAATGAGAAGTTAGTGTTAAATGTTAAAAATGTTGATGTGTTCTTAAATCCTGCACAAGGATTGGTGTATGATGTGTGGGAAGAATCAAGAAGATATGACTACCCAATACCTGAAACAGGATTAACGGTTAATTATCCGGTTCCGGGAGGTGTTGATGCGACATATATAAATCCCGAACCAAAGAAAAAAACATTTTTTGAATTTTCTCAAACATTTTGGGAAAATATGGTCAATACAAGAAATAGACAATATATTTCAGACGGAAAAACCGGAGGATATCCAACCCTTCAATCCATTTTTTGGAAATATATTGAATCCGAACAAACCGTTGGAATACCAAATAACAAATATACTTACCAAAAGTTAATTGATTATGTTAATGGTATTGGCCCTTATTGGACGAAATTAGTTGAACAGATGATACCGGCAACAACCATTTGGAATGGAGGTGTTAGGTTGGAGAATTCAATTTTTCATAAACAGAAATTTGTATATAGACGACAGAGAGGATGTCAATTTATTCCCGTACCTGTTGACCCATGTTTTATAATATCAGGGATATTTGACTATAATTGTAATAGTGAATTTGCAGAATTTAATATCTATCCTTGGAATAATGGTGATATTAATGTTTCAAACTTTGATAGTATTTTAAGTAATAGAGTTAATAATATGTTAAGTCAAAGTGGTTTAACGTTAAATCAATGTTCTCAAAATTCTGTGATGACTGATTGGTATGTGGATTTAAAGATAAATGGACAACAAATAATTAAAGAGTTATTTTATGTTGGATATGGTTATACAGATGTCCCAACACCACTACAATGGAGATTATCATTAGTTGAATATCTTCCACAATTGATAAATTATGGATATTCATATATATTAGAGGGAAATACATTAACAATAAACGGGTTAAGTTGTTTGGATGCGATAACAACAAATTCAATTTCTTTAGATGTGGGAATAAACATTAATATTAATTGTCAACAATAATGCCAAATTTTTCTTATAATTTATCGATAACAGGCGATTGTCAAAATACTAATTCAGGTGCTGTATTTATAGAACTTACAGGAGGAACACCTGACTATACGATTCAATGGTCTAACCCTAATTTAGGTACTGATACTGATGTACTTTCATCTTTTAGAGATTCTTTAAGTGCTGGAACATATGTGGTTAGGGTTAATGATAGTACAGAACCAACTAATTTAGAATATTATATTAATCTTATTGTATCTTCTGGGGTTTGTGTGAATATAGAAGCGGTACAAGGTACCACTTGTTCACAAAGTAATGGTTCGGTGACTGGAAGTTCATCTTCCAATTATTCGACAACTAATTTTTATTTATACGATTCAGAGGACATTTACCTTATGTCAGCGACCACAAATATCAATTACGTTGTTTTTGATAACTTATTACCAGGAACATATTATATGAAAGTTGTTGATTTTGGTGGGTGTACAGGGTATAGTCAAAATTTTATAATTGAAGAGTCGGATGTTTTAAATTTCGGGTTATACACCGTACCAAATTCCTCTTGTGGTGGTGCTCCGATTGGTAAAATTTTTATCACGGGAGTTACCGGTACACCGCCATATATCTATAATTGGTCTAATGGTGCAACAGGAAGTACAATAACAGGGTTAACATCGGGACAGTATTCGGTATCTATTACTGATTCTTCAGGATGTATTCAAACTAGAAATACAACAGTTACTGATGTACCTCCAATTGGTTTGGGGATTTTTACCGCAATTCCACCTACTTGTTTTCAGGCGGATGGCTCGTTAACCATACAGGTCACCGGAGGAACAATACCTTATTATTTTTCTGCATCAACAGGTGAAGTTGCGATACAATATGGTGCCTCTTGGACGTTAAGTGGATTGTCGCCGGGCGATTATTATTTTCAAGTTACGGATGCCGCGTTATGTACATTTATTGCTGGAAGTTCGTTATTATCTCCACAAGGAATGTCATCTGTTAGTGTTAATACAAACGGGTCTACATGTTCAAGTACTGATGGGTCTATCCAAGTTTCAGTAATTGGAGGTGTTACACCATATACTTATACTTTAATATATCCTAATGGGAATACCACGAATATTACTAGTTCCCAAACGGTCGTAATATTTTCAAATTTATCTTCAGGAACTTATTCTGTTGTAGTTCAAGATTCATCGTCTTGTTCTTATATTGAGGAAGTTACATTAGTTGCCACAGATACTTTTACAATATCTGCAAATACTACAGGAACCACTTGTAATCAAAATAACGGTTCGGTTTTAGTTACAAGAACTGAAGGTGGTGTTGGTCCATACGATTTTTCTTTAGATGGGATTCAAAATGTTTTAAACACTAATTTATCTGCGGTGACATTTAGTAATGTAAGTTCAGGGCAACATACTATTAGTGTAACAGACGATGCGGGTTGTGTTCAAACGGGTAATGTTTTTGTTAATAGTAGTGTACCTTTAGATTTTACATTATATAGTACGTCGTGTGGAAGTGGTTCGGGTGGGATACTAACTGCGTTAATTACATCAGGTACTCCACCATTTACATTTAATTGGTCTACTAATGTACCGGGTAATCCTCAAGATATTAAGGTTAGTGGTTTAAGTGCTGACACATACACACTATCAATCACAGATAGTTTAGGGTGTGTTTTACAGAGAAGTACAACAATAAATTGTGATAAACTTTATACTTCCTATCAGACATATGTTATGGGTGGGGAGGATTTTATAATTCAAACACAATCTAAATTTGGGTTAAATCAAATGTTATATGAAGGATTCCTTGATTTAACGACTAACCGAGAAAATTGTCGATTGAATGAATCGATATTTGGTATTAATATTTTTGTAAACCCTAACGGATTTACAACAAGTCAAAGTTTTTTCACCGGAACAACATTGACTTCGGTACCAACAGATACGCTCTATCTTAATACACTTAAAAGTTTATTATTAACGGTACCGGGTGTTGGTGATGTAACTATTAATGAAGAGAATAACCAAATAATTGTTAGTACAATTCCTTGGGACGACACATTAAATAATCAAGAACTTATTGTTGAATTAACTATTGAATATGATATATTATGTTCTGATTGTCCTGTTACTCCGTCTCCGACTCCTACACCAACTCCGACTCCTACACCAAACACTCCAATAGTTCCTCAATGTTCAGTTATAATTAATACAGATAATGCTGATGTGTATTCTTACACTTATCTGACAAATACTTATACACTACTTAACCCATATTTTAATGTTCCTTTACCGGGAACTTCTGATGATGTTGCACATACTAACACTAAATTGTGGTTATATGACTCATCAAACATACGTGAGTATGATATTACATTAAATCCTTTTAGTGGTGTGGCTAATAGATTTTATATTATGCCGGGTTTAGGACCGGGACTTTGTGCTAAAGACAATACAACATTGATTTCATCAATAAATAATACTATTGGTGAGATTACATTAGGGATTTCTGCGGTATTTTCGGCTAAATTTGATTTACCTAATATTAATAGACGGATAACTGGTGATATTGTTTTAACAACAAACAATAAATTAATTACAACTAATTATGATGTTAATACCAGCATTGAATACATAACCCAACAAGATTATACTACGGGTGCGGTTGAATTGGATATCCAATTGGTTGGAATCTTTGACGTTTTTGGGTTGTTTATTGATAATAATAATATTTATTTTACCACAGAAGGTGGAGATGTTTATTTAATTGATAATGTTTCACCATACACCATAACATGGCAAAAAAATAATCGTTTAATTAATTTTGGTGCGTCTCAAATACCTTCATGTTGTGATGTGTCGTTTACTTAAGAATATTATTTAATTTTTAGACATTAAATATAAGATTGTTGTATTTATAGTTAATGGTTCAAATAGAGTTAGTTAATATTGATGGTGCGGCATATCCGGTTCAGGTTTATGTTGCGGACGCTTACGGAAATAATCAAACATTGATTGATGTTATTAATTCCGGGCCTGTACCACCAATCCAAACATATTCTTCAGTAATTCCACCAATATTTTTGACGGCACCTGAAATAATGTTAAAATTGATTGATGCGAATGGTTGTGAAACGTTTCAAATTTTACCATGTGTTGCACCTAGTCCAACACCTACACCTACTTCTACACCTACTCCAACACTTACCCCTACTCCAACACTTACCCCTACTCCAACACCTCAAACCCCTACTCCTACACCAACAATAACACCTACACCAACAATAACTCCAACATTAACTTCAACACCAACGCCTACACCTACAAGTGCCGGATTCCAAGCTTACTTATTTATTGATAGAAATAATGTTGCGATTAGAGGTGCGTTGAATACATGGATGGTATCACAAGGAAGTGCGTTTAGAGGATTTAATATTAATTCACCTTCACCAAATCAATCAATATTTGATGCTCAAATGAACGCATATGTTGCTTATAGTGGATGGGGAAGTTCTGAACCACCAATATTAACGGCACCTATCTCAACCACAAGTGGAGGTAGTGATATTTGGGGTAACTCAATCGTTGCTTACAGATTCCAAACTATTGAAGTTCCGGCAACAACTGTTCCTTCATCGGAAGTTGCTTGGTATACTTGGATGGTCTCAACAGGTGCGACTAATGGACAAATATATCAGACAATTAAACAAGGTATTGGAAATCCTCCAGGGACAAACTTTACTATGAATACAACTTATTCGTCATTATTGTTTAATTATTCAGGTTCAACAAACATACCTGCAGGAACTTATAGGGTATACACAACTAAACCTATGGCTGGAGTAAACATCACTAATAGTGGAAATCCGTTATATTGGCAAGGAGGAACATTAATATAATAATATTTAATAATAAAGACAAATGAGTTTTCAATATAAAAATCCGACATCACCAATCTTAGTAAGTTCACCTAATTCAGTACTTAGAGAGTCTAATACAGGTACGGTATTCTCTGTTAATAGTATTGGTGGATACATGGAAGTATTTTATTTATCCGATTTGGATTGGACTATACCAAATGATATTTTAATTAATGGTGGGCCGGTTTTGTATTCAGGAAATTCTATCCCAATTAATTTTCAATACAACGCACCATTCGTCTCCCCAAACATACTAACACTAAATAATGATGGTATTTCTTCGGGTAGAAGAAGACTTGGTATGCAAGTTCACGTTCAAGAGAATGATACTGTATATCAATATACTATGACGGGATTTACCTCATTATGGGATGCCGCGGAATTGGTTGGTTCAATTGTTGATTTGGGTAGTAGTTATGAAGTTTATGATGACACACCTGAAGGTGCTGCATTCATCAACGCTTGGACGGCTTCAACAATTGAAGGGTATACGGGTGGTTTAGATTCTCGTTGGAGAGTATTTTATGGTAGCGACGTTCAAATAACGGGTGGAACTTATTTTTCAGGAACTCAAGAATTAGATTTATATAATAATACGGGCGGAACTATTACCATTTCAGGATTTAATGGTTCGGTTACGGGAGGAACATATAGTGCAGGTACTTCAACACTACAATTAAATAATAGTGATGGAAGTGTTGTTGAAATTACAGGAATTACTTCAAATACGGGGACATTAACGGTCTATGATTCAACGTCAGGTGTGACCGCACTAAATGTTACGGGAATGACTTTTTCCGGTGCCTCTGTAATTGATTATGGTGAAGGGAATATTTTAATTAATGTTACAGGTGGGACTAGTGGTACATCAGGTACTAGTGGTATTGACGGAGCATCGGGAACGAGTGGAACTTCAGGGACTGGAGGAACTTCAGGTACTAGTGGTATTGATGGTGCTTCAGGAACATCAGGTACTAGTGGTACAGGTGGTACATCAGGTACTAGTGGTATTGATGGTGCTTCAGGTACTTCAGGAACGAGTGGAACGGATGGTACTTCAGGTACTAGTGGTATTGATGGTGCTTCAGGTACTTCAGGAACGAGTGGAACAGACGGTACAAGCGGAACTTCAGGAACGAGTGGAACGGATGGTACTAGTGGAACCTCGGGTACGGATGGTACTAGTGGAACTTCAGGAACAGACGGTACAAGCGGAACTTCAGGAACAAGTGGAACGGATGGTACTTCAGGAACAGACGGAACTTCAGGAACTAGTGGTATTGATGGTGCTTCAGGTACTTCAGGAACTAGCGGTACCGACGGAACATCAGGTACTAGTGGTATTGATGGTGCTTCAGGTACTTCAGGAACGAGTGGAACGGATGGTACTTCAGGAACGAGTGGAACGGATGGTACTTCAGGAACGAGTGGAACGGATGGTACAAGTGGAACAGACGGAACTTCAGGAACGGATGGTACCTCAGGGACAAGTGGAACGGATGGTACCTCAGGGACAAGTGGAACAGATGGTACAAGCGGAACTTCAGGAACATCAGGTACAGACGGAACATCAGGAACATCAGGTACAGACGGTACTTCAGGAACAAGTGGAACGGATGGTACCTCAGGGACAAGTGGAACAGATGGTACTTCAGGGACAAGTGGAACAGATGGTACTTCAGGAACGAGTGGAACGGATGGTACTTCAGGTACGGATGGTACTAGTGGAACATCAGGAACAGATGGAACTAGTGGAACTTCAGGTACGGACGGTACTAGTGGAACATCAGGGACAGATGGAACTTCAGGTACAAGTGGAACATCGGGAACTAGCGGTACTTCAGGTGTTGACGGTGTTTCAGGAACATCAGGAACTAGTGGTACTTCAGGAACTAGTGGTACTTCAGGAATTAACGGTGCCTCAGGAACAAGTGGTACTTCAGGTTCAAGTGGAACTTCAGGAACAGATGGAACTTCAGGTTCAAGTGGTACGTCGGGTTTATCTGGGGTTAATGGTACCGATGGTTCCTCAGGAACAGATGGAACTTCAGGAACAGATGGAACATCAGGAACAGATGGAACATCAGGAACTAGTGGTACAGATGGTACTTCAGGTACGAGTGGAACTTCAGGTGTTGATGGCGTTTCAGGGACATCAGGAACTAGTGGTACAGATGGTACTTCAGGTACAGATGGTACTTCAGGTACATCAGGAACTAGTGGAACGGATGGTACTTCAGGAACTAGTGGAACGGATGGTACTTCAGGAACGAGTGGAACGGATGGTACTTCAGGAACGAGTGGAACGGATGGTACCTCAGGGACAAGTGGAACAGATGGTACATCAGGAACTAGTGGAACGGATGGTACTTCAGGTACGGATGGTACTAGTGGAACATCAGGAACAGATGGAACTAGTGGAACTTCAGGAACATCGGGTACAGACGGAACTTCAGGAACGAGTGGAACGGATGGTACCTCAGGAACAAGTGGAACGGACGGAACTTCAGGAACATCGGGTACAGACGGAACAAGTGGAACAAGTGGAACATCAGGTACCGACGGAACATCAGGAACAAGTGGAACGGATGGTACTTCAGGTACGGATGGTACTAGTGGAACCTCGGGTACGGATGGTACTAGTGGAACCTCGGGTACGGATGGTACTTCAGGTACAGATGGTACTAGTGGAACCTCGGGTACGGATGGTACTTCAGGTACAGATGGAACTAGTGGAACCTCGGGTACGGATGGTACTTCAGGAACAGATGGAACTAGTGGAACATCAGGTACCGACGGAACATCAGGAACATCAGGTACAGACGGTACTTCAGGAACCGATGGAACCTCGGGTACGGATGGTACTTCAGGAACATCAGGTACGTCAGGATTATCAGGTGTTGATGGTACTTCAGGAACCGATGGAACATCAGGTACAGACGGTACTTCAGGAACCGATGGAACATCAGGTACAGACGGAACATCAGGAACATCAGGTACAGACGGAACATCAGGAACATCAGGTACAGACGGTACTTCAGGAACAAGTGGAACGGATGGTACTTCAGGAACAAGTGGAACGGATGGTACTTCAGGAACGGATGGTACTAGTGGAACATCAGGAACAGATGGAACTAGTGGAACTTCAGGTACGGACGGTACTAGTGGAACCGATGGAACATCGGGTACTTCAGGAACAAGTGGTACTTCAGGAACAGATGGTACTTCAGGGACTAGTGGGACATCAGGTACTTCAGGGACTAGTGGGACATCAGGTACGGACGGAACTTCAGGAACAAGTGGTACTTCAGGGACTAGTGGGACATCAGGAACAAGTGGTACTTCAGGGACTAGTGGGACATCAGGTACGGACGGAACTTCAGGGACTAGTGGGACATCAGGTACGGACGGAACTTCAGGAACAAGTGGTACTTCAGGAACTAGTGGAACATCAGGTACGGACGGAACATCAGGAACAAGTGGAACGTCGGGAACATCAGGAACAAGTGGTACAGATGGTACCTCAGGAACAAGTGGTACATCGGGTACTTCAGGAACATCAGGTACGGACGGAACTTCAGGAACTAGTGGAACGTCGGGAACTTCAGGAACATCAGGAACAAGTGGTACGGATGGGACTTCAGGAACAAGTGGTACAGATGGTACCTCAGGAACAAGTGGTACATCGGGTACTTCAGGAACATCAGGTACGGACGGAACTTCAGGAACTAGTGGAACAGATGGGACTTCAGGAACAAGTGGTACTTCAGGAACTTCAGGAACTAGTGGGACTTCAGGAACAAGTGGTACTTCAGGAACATCAGGTACGGACGGAACTTCAGGAACAAGTGGTACTTCGGGTACGGACGGAACTTCAGGAACAAGTGGTACGGACGGAACTTCAGGAACTAGTGGTACGGACGGAACTTCAGGAACTAGTGGAACATCAGGAACAAGTGGTACAGACGGTACTT